TAGGTTTTTTCCATTTTCCATTCTTTAAATTATCTCTCTGGATAAGCAGATTTACATTAATTTTTATAAAAAATGCAACACCTAATCGGGACTATTTTGAACTATTTTGTATATAACGGGATAGCATCTAAGTATATGAATAATAAACTTTATGCAATAAATATATTTTGCATTTTTGCAGGGGTGTTGCATTTTTTGTAAACAAAAGTGTTGCATTTTTTTGAAACAAAATTGACTGCAAAATTGCAATTTTTATTTTTTGTTTTAGCTGTTGCAAACCTGACAAAATGGCAGATTGTCAACACTAATGTCAAAATGTGAAAACTTGACAAAATTGCAGATTTTCACGAAACATCTACTGTCGGAAACCTGCAAAAATTGCAGGAAACCGACACCACCTTAAAAGAAAATATGAAAACCTGCAAAAATTGCAGATTTGCATAAAAACCCTCTACCTTTTAAAGAAAAGGTTGGAACCTGACAAAATGGCAGATTCCAACCATTCTAAATTTTTAGGAGAACCTGCAAAAATTGCAGATTCCGATATTTTCTCTAATCATTTTTATATGTCAGATTTTAATATTTCCTTCTCTCGTTATCTCTATTGATTTTTTCTAATACTCTTCTTATTTCTTTTTCAAGCTCTGATGCAACATTAGATGATAAATCTGATTTTGAACTTGCTGATATTGTGATATTTCCAATGTGAACTGATATATTTGATGATGTTTTTGGATTGTTTGGTGTTGTCAGTGATGTATTTAAAGATAGTTGTCTCATTGGTGCAACTGCTAAGGATAACACTTTATTCATTTTATTAATCAACGGACTTGGTTTTATTGTATCTGCTATTGTTTCAATGAGTTTTATTTTGTGAAGATCTTTTAAAGCTCCTTCCTTCGCAGGTGAAAATGGCAGTAAATTTCGGATTTTCTGTGTGATGTTTTTCATTATTTCTATCGGTTTATTAGCAACTGACTTAATGCCATCAACAAGTGTAGTTAATATCTTCTTGCCTGCTTCAAACAGGTTTAGGCTGGATATTGTTTTAATTGCTTCTGTGATTTTGGAAATAAAGAAAGTTATTATTGTAATATTCCAAGTAATTAGTTTTATCGGAATTGATAGTATAGTTGCTAATGCCTTTCCAAGTGCTTCAAATACTTTAAACGAGCTTGCAGTCTCTTTTATGCTGTTGCTTAAATGTTTTGTTGCATTGCTTGATTTGTTGGTTAGTGTAAAGAAAGAGCCGATAGCGTCAAAAACAGGTCTAACAACATCGAATAACTGCCTGAAAGCTTCTTTTAATGGTTGTAATGCTTTTGATAGTTCTTGTAATGCTGGAGTAATACCTTCTGTAAATCCTTTTATAAATGCAGAAATAGCTCCGAAAACGTTAGGAAAATGTGATTTAAACCAAGCCGTTATTTTGTCCCAATTTCTCCAGAGTAGATAACCGCCTATAATTGCTCCTGTTATTGCTGTAATCAATAGACCGACTGGATTAGTTATAAATGCTAATCTAAGCATATTTAAAGCTGGAATTATCATTCTAACAATCACGAAAGCCAATCTACCGAACATAGATATTACTCTAAATCCTGCTAAAGACAATGAAAGAAAGATACTACCAACTTTTGCAATGATACCAAGCAATGCTAAAAAGCCTATACCACCGCCTATTATCATTGCAATAGTTGATGCTAAGGTTCTGTGATTTTCTATAATGTCTTGTATTTTAGATAAGTAATCGTTCAGTCTATTAAATACAGATGTTAGAGCAGGTGCAAACAAAGAGCCGATAGTTGCAGAAAGATTTATAAATGTTCCTTGCAACGCCTCAAAGGTATTTTTGAATGTGTGGATAAGTCTATCTGTTCTTTCATTTACATCTGCTTGTTTTTGAATGTCAGATGCTACTTTTTCAAGTCCTGTAAATCCGCCTTTGCTAATCTGCTCTTTCATAGCTTGGTAGTCTTTTTCGTCAATCTTTTTCATTCTTAAAAGTGTATCTATATACTCCAATGCTTGTTCTTTAGTTCCATTGACTAATACAGCAACGCCTCTTAATCCTTCTGCTCCAAATAGTTCTCGCATTATCTCCATTCTTTGATTGGCATCTTTTACTTGAGAGAGTTTATCTCTTAATACTGCAAAGAATTTCTCTAATTGAAATTGTCCGTTTTCAAAGAAATCTTTTGATGAGATATTAAAAGTAATGCCTTTTTTCTGCAATTTTGCAACATTTTCGTCTAATTTGGCTATGTTCTCTAATGCATCTTTTACAGATGTTCCTGCTGTTTCTCCTTCTAATCCCATTTTTCGCAATGCTCCAAGCAGTGTGCTAACTGTGTTAAAAGCTTCTATTCCTTTTAAATTTAAGATGTTTAATGTTGGTGCTAAATCTTTAGATGCAAAAGCTATTTCGTCCATTCTTAAGCCTGTTGCAAACTTGACTTGTTGCAACCGATTAACAAGCTGTCCGAAGTCTTTGTCTGCAATGTTATAAGCTTCTTTAAACTTGGCTATATATTCCGCTGCTTGCTCTGTGCTTATATGCTCAGTATCTTTTACTAAAACCCATAATTTAGCAGATGTTTTTAAAGCTCCGTTTGCTATTGTTTCAGCTGATAGCCCGACAGTCTTTAGAGCTGTTGCCATCTCATAGTAATCCTTCGTAGAACCCGGATATAGATTTCCAAGCTCCATTACTTGTTTATTTATTTCTTTTAGATGCTTTTCATTTTCCTTTAATTCTTCAGGAGTAGCTGCGTTTTTGTTTAACATAAAAGCAACTTCTAAGTTGGCTTTCGCTTGGTCTAAATCAGCAAAAGCCCATAAACTACCACCAATTCCTGCCATCGGAACGGCAGTAGCTTTTGCTATTTCTGAAGAAAAATTATCAAGCTTATCTGAAAATTTTTTAATGTTTTCTATGTCAAAAGTTTCTTTGATGGTTTTCTGCAGTTTTTGAAATGGAGATTGCAAATTTGCAGTAGTTTCTTGAACGTTCTTTAGCTCATTTTCAAGCTTTTTGACTTGCTCCAGTGGTTGTGATAATGCTTTTGAAAACTGGTCGAAAAGCTTTAATACTATCTCGACGTTATACTGCATCTTCTAACTCGTCATTGATTTCTTCATAGTAATCATTTAACTCTTTAGCCCAAAAAGAGATTTCGTCAATATCCATCTCTTTTAAATCGTTGTAGCTAAAACCATGCTTAACCATTGCTATTATTGTTGCTGTGCTAACAAAGGGCTAAATATCTTCCCAAATTCATTAGTCAGCATTAATACATCTGCTATATCCATCTCATCTAAATCATCTTCAGTAATTGGATTTCCGTCAATTAATACAAGTCTAACCATAAGCATTTTCATAATCTCAGATGTGTCATTTGCCATTTTTTGAGCCCAGAATAAGTCTTTACCTTTGCCGTCTTTAATTGTTGCAATTTTGCCACTTGGCAGTGTTATATTTCTCATCATTACCCTCCAATATTAATTTTGTAGTTTTGCAATACATCATCACCACTGACTTTATAAATGTTGTTTAACACATCTACTTCCACTATTTCCTGCTCGTCAACTTCCAACTTGTAATAAATCACTGATAAAGTAGCTTCTGCTTCTGTGTTGTCTGCTTTTTTAAACTTGCCGCTGTCAAATTCTTTAAAAAAGCCTTTAAACTCTGCTTTTACTGGTAATTCTGCCATAACTCCTTGATTAGTCCAATATTGGTTTGATGCTCTAACAATTACAGTGTGAGCTGTGAATGGGTCAGATGCAAGCTTTAAAAATTCAGGATACATACTATTGAATTTGATTTTTGCTTCCAACTTATCAAGACCGCTTGGAAGTTCAAACTCACCATACAAACCTAATCCTTTGCTATCTGCAAATTTGAATTTAATTTTCGGCAGTTCTACCTCTTCAGCTTTTGCTATGAAGTCATTTCCGTCAATATAAACTCTTGCGTTAAATACTTTTGATACGTTTATTGCCATTGTTGTTTACCTCCTATCCTGTTAGTTTCTTTAATAAATCAATGTTTATGACTTGTTCAAATGTAATTCTTTCTGCTGGTGTAGGTGGCATAATCTCATAAGTAAATGTGAGATGTCCCATTGCTAATTGGTCTGATGGGTTTTTGTCTTTTAAGAAATAACATTTGCCATCTACTAATGCTCCTCTGCCTATCATTGTTCTTATAAATGCGTTTACCATAGATAAAACGCCGTCAATTGCTACTGTGATTGGCTTGTCTAAAAACTGCAAAGTTGCATATTCTATGCTTTCAGCTATTATGTCAGCGGTTCTTCTTACGTTTATGAAGTTTTTAGGGTCTGTATAAGTTGGGAATGCTGATGTTCTATTTCCCCAAATTCTGTAGCCAGTGCCAAAGGAATTAAATACTGTCAATATTCCGTTTTCGTTAAGCAAGTTTGCCTCAGTGTTAGGGTCATTTATGCTTGCTGTAATTGGTCTTTCAATTCCAGTGATGCCAAGTATTTCTCTGTTTGATGGTGAAAACCAATAGCCATCATCGTGGTCTGTTTTTGCAATTACTCCTGCCAATCTTTGAGATAGTGGCTCTAATCTTTCGGAGTTTGTGGCTGTATCATAGACTTTTACGTGTGGATAACAGATAACAGCTCTATAAGAAGATGTATTTAGTTGTCCGCCAGAACCTCTTGCATTAATTACTTGTGGAACAGTCATTCCAACAGGTGCATCAATTAATGCCAATGCTCTTTTTGTCTCTGCTTTTGAAATCATAGCAGTAGCAACAGATGGAGATTCACAGAAAACAGGTGCTAATATCAATTTTGCAGTAAAGCCAAATCTTGAATATAGCTCATCTATGATTTCTAAGCCTTTTCTTTGTCCTGTTGATGAATCAATTCCGCCTATAATGTCTGATGCTTGGACTTTTGATACATCTGGTTTATTGTCTGTAGTATGAACTCTTGGGTCAAATACATTTATAACTATGCAAGTAGTCCCACCGTGGTCAAATATTGAATTTAAAGCATAAGGTATGGTGTAGTTTGGTGTAGGATTTCCAAAGTATTTAATTGCATCTTCTTTATTCAATATTAAAATTGGCTGGTTTACTACTTGATTATACCAACTGTCAGATGACATTCCAGCTGGTATTGTGTCCTGTATTGGTGCTGTTCCAACTAAAAACACAACTGCAGATTTTACTTCTCTGATTGGAACAGAGCCTTTAAGTAGTTCTATTGTTTCTATACCGTGCAAGTAATTAGCTGGCATTTTCAACTACCTCCTTTTTGGATTTTTTAGGTTCTTGTATGGCTTCTAAATAGCCAAGACCTATTAAAGTTTGAATATATTCATGGTCGTTAGTTGGAATATCTACTTCTTGGTTTGGATAAAGAGTATAATCAATGCCATTCAAGAAGATAATCGTCGGACAACTTGACTTTACTTTAAATTTCATTACATAGCCTCCATATTAATTAATGTTGTTAATGGTTCTTCTGTATCAGGAACTACATACCTGCCATTTGCTTTGAAAGACAGTCTATAAACAAAATCTCCGCTTTCGTGTGCTAATAAATCAATCTTTGTTGGCAGTGCGTTATACTGTGTTTGTTTGACAATTACATTTATCAGTTTAGTAATTAACGGATAAGCTCCATTCCCCTCTTCTCTCAATGATTTGAAAAATAAAATCACGCTAAAACTATAATTGACATCAAAAGAAAATGGTGAGATAGCTTCAAAGCTTGCATTTTCAATAATGATTTTCACAGATGGAGTATATCGTGGCTTGTCAAATAGTTCTTCTGGTTTACCACTCCAAGCCTGAGCTTTTATCCCGTTTTTTTCTAAAGCTTGTAATATCTGATTTTCTAATACATCAAACATTTTTTAACACCATATCTAAAGCTGATATAAAAAACTTCTCTGCTACTTGTTCTTCTTGGAATTTTTCAGCTACTGGCTTTGCGAATGGTCTTGCTGGCATCTTACTTGTACCTAATTCGTGATAAATGGCATATTCAACTTCAGTCCCTATCCTTGCCTCAAATGGCATTATTACACTTGAAAATGATTGAGACAATCGTCCTGTCTTGTGTAGAGTTTTCTCTGAAAATCCTTTCTTTCTTTTCCATTGAAGATATGGCTCTTTGACAGGTTGCCATTCTTCTCCGAATGCTTCACCTTCACTTTGGAACTGTTTTTTAATTCTTGCTTCAATCTCTAAAGCTGATTTTTGCAGTGTTAACTCTGTAGCTTCCTGCAATTTTGCAGGTAATCCTTCTAAAAACTTTTCTAAATCTTTTATATTGGTAGCCATACTACACTCGCTTTTGGAATGAGATTAAGCAGCCTTTCAGCTTCTGTAATCATATTTTTAACGTTCATTGTTTGATAGTTTTCAGCTCTTCTCCAATACATATTAACGTTGGTGGATAATTCAGATGCAGCCAGAAGGAGTAAAGCCTTCTTCACTTCTGGCGTATCTGGTAATGTATCTGTGTTTAATAGCTTTTTAGCTCTATTTGTTGCTATATCAATGCAATTTTGCAGTATGCTATCAGGAAATGAAGAATCATTTACGAAAGTCTTCAAATCGTCAATCGTTATCATTTCTTCTTCTTGTCTTCTTCTATCTTTTCAGCTAATTTTGCATCAATAACAATTAAAGCAATGTTGTCTTCCAATTCCTGAATGCCTGCATCTACTTTATATTCTTTACCATTTATCCATACTTGAGTAGCTTCTTTAACAAATACTTTCATGTTCCACTCCTTATTAGTTGCTTTCAACTCTTATAATTGCTGGTTCATACAATCTTTTGGTAGCAAAGTATGCCTTCCAACCAACTGTTTTCACTCTTCCCAATTTATCTAAGTTGCTATAAACAGTCTGCAATGTGTTGCCGTCCAAATCAATTACTCCATATGCATCAGAGCCAACTATAAGAGTTAGATAAACATCAGCAGGTTTGTCTTGATTACCATTTGGAACTATTGGCATTGCAGTAGTTTCTATAAATCTAACTCCTGCATACTCTCCAATATATCCTTGTGCTATCGGGTCTCTTTTAGCCATTGACAGCATAATTAATTCTTGGTCTGTGAATAGGTCGTTGACTTTGTCTGGGTGTATAAAACATACATAATAACCATCAGCAAACGGTGGAATATCTGCTTTCTTTAAAAGAGTAGATGCTTTTCTGATTTCTGTTTTAGTTAATGGTTTAGTGCCGTCAAGTTTGTCTCTACTTGATACACCGCCAGCATATATAACATTAGTTCCTGATGTTAATTCGTCCATTGCTACAGAATGTAATGACTGTTTAGCGTTATAAGACAATCTGTTTATAGATACGTCCATCAACGGTGTGAATGATGTTATATCTGTGAATTCGTCCAATTCAATGTAGTTTCCATACTCTTCTATTGAAACAGGAACTTGTTGAGTTGATAAGTTTGCTCCTGTAGTTGGTGTTGGTTTAAATGTGATTGGGTCTTTTGCAATTGGAAGTGGAGAAAATCTTGTAAATACAGCTGTTCTGCCTGAGTTCTGTGGCATAGAGAATTTTTGTCCGTAGTCAAGTATTGGAAGATTTTGTTTAACATAAGCTAATAACTTACGTTCATAATACTGAGGAAATAACTCTGGATTTGTTGCTCCTGTAATCACTGCCATTTATACTACCTCCTTTCTGAGTTTTTCAGCTAATTTAATCAATTCTTCATAACTCATTTTTTCTAAGTCAATCTTCTCATCTTCAACTTTTGCTTGAACGCTCGAAGGTTGCAATTTTTCAGTTGCTTTAGCTTTGTATTCTTCTACAATCTCGGCTAAAGTATCAACATCTGCTTTTTCAATGAGCTTTAAATAAGCTGACTTATCACCTTCAACAACTTTCACAAGCTTTATTGCTTCAGCTCTTAAGTGTTCCTCGTATTTCTTGCCAATCTCTGCAAGTGCTTTTAGTTCTTCATTTTCTTTCTCTAATGCTGATAATTTCACTTCTAACGTTCTTACTGCATCAATAAGTTCTTCTTTTGACAACATCTCAATTTTTTCTAACATTTTTACCTCCTTTTAGATTTTTTAATTACTTAGATGGCTTAGGTCTTGGCTTAGGTTGAGTTTTAACTTTCTTAGCCATTGCTATTTACCTCCTTTTTACAGTGATTTTCATAAATGTTTTTTGCTCTTGCGTATATTCTGCTGTGTCCATGCAAAGATGCCAAACTCATTGCAGCCTGTAATCTATCACAAGAGATTTCACCTTCCCAAGTCCGATAAGGGTATTTTTTGCTTGATGGGTCTAAAAAGTAATCTCTTGGTGCTTTATCTTTAAGCTCTGGGTCGTCCCACCAGTTTTTATAATCTTTTTGTGGTTCTGGATTTGTTTCTTGCTTATCAGCTTCAAATAATACTTTTGCGTTCTTATCTGCTCCTTCGAAAACGAAACTGATTTCTTTAAAACTCATATCTTTTACGATATGTTTATTGTCTTCTAATTTCTCAGTCTCTAATGTGATGCCAACTGATACATCAGTAATAGGTCTTGGTTCCATCTTTAAAAGATTTATCAATTTCTCATTTCCAGCTCTAATTATTTGCAATTTTGCAATGATTTTTCCGTCCTGATAAAAAGCATCTTTGACAACTCCAACAACAGAGCCAACTTCCCATTTATGGTCTAATAAAACAGGTTTTCCGATCAATCCCTCTGCTTTTTGCTGTAATAACTCATCAGGAAAACAGAGATTGCCATATCGTCTTACAACACAAGTAGAAGACAAAGCTATTACATTGACTTCTATAAAATCTTGTTCTTCTTGTAAGTTGTCAGTTGTCAGTAATGTGTTTAGTGTAAGCATATAAACACCTTTAATATGATGATGTTAATATTTTGAAATGATAAATGAGATTAAACAAGCACAGATTTCACAAAACTCTAATAATTGCTGAAAGTTGGTCTGATAACTCATCTAAGCTTCGCAATTTTGCAAACTCTATTATTCTGAGATTATCATCGCTTGAGATTACATATTTACCGTCTTTTACAAAGATGTAATCAGTGCCACCATCTACATTTTTTCTAATAAATACTTGCTCTGGCTTTTTGATAATCTCTTTTGACATTCTTCTGTATTGCTCTACTGTCTCAGCTCCTACACTCTGACCGTGTTCTTGGAAGTTTCTTACTAAGTTCTCATCTCCAAATCTTCTCCAACTACTTCCAAGATGTGCTTTTATCCTCTCACTAATTTCTTCTGGCTTTAAACTTCTATATTCATCTTGTAATTGTTGCAAGATTGCAGATTGTTCTAAAGATTTTGGCTGTGTTATAGGTTCTACTACAACAGGTAAAGGTTTCTCTATTTCTTCTTGGTATGCTCCTAAAACACATCTGCAATGTGGGTGTGCTGGTGGTATCTTGGAAGGTATGTTATCCGATGGCATTCTTTTAAGTGTTTGTAGGTCAAAATTAGTTAAGAATGGTTTATAGTCTGGCAAGTTTTCAGGGTCTGCTTCTATTAAATCTAAAGTTCTTACTGCATCGGCTGTTCTAAAAATCCTTCCGTCCATGCTACGACAATAAGGGCAGGTTAGTCTGTCTCCTACTGCATTCCATCTGTAATATGTAATTCTTGCTTTCTGAAATGCTCTAATTCTTGCTGAGTTTTTCAGATGGTTATAAGTTGTATCAATTATTTGTCTTGCTTTAGTCTGTGTTCTTTGTTCTAAGTATTGTCCAAATCTATTTAAGAATACTTGAATACCTTTTGCATCTCTTCCGATTGGATTTCCTTGTGTTAGGTAGTAGTTGTTAAACCAGTTAATGACTTCTTTTCTTAGCCTATTATCTCCTCTGAAAAACCGTCCAAGATAGAAATCTGACAAACTTTCTGCGTAGTTTATAGTTCTAATGTCTGGAGTTCCAAAGCCGAATTTAAACATCTCTGGAACTGCTTCTCTTTGTGCTTTTTCATATATCTTTTCAAACTCTTTCCTTAAATATTCTTTTTCTTTTACTCCAAGTCTAACTTTCTCTTCAAGCTTTGAAATAATAAATCTCTGTAAATCTTGGAATGATATAAAGTATTTAGCATATTTGAATGTTTCTTTTAATGCTTCTTCTACTTTCTGCAAAATTGCAGGTAATATTGTATTGAGTATCCTATCAATATCTTGATTGCCTTCAGTATCCCAGTCGTATTCAGCCATCTAATCCAAGCTCCGTTCTTGCTTCTTCTACTGAGATAATGCCTGCTTGCAACATTTGAATTATTCTCTGTGTATCATCAAGTTTTGCTTTTGATACTTTGTCTGGGTGGAAATCTGGCAGTGGGTTGAATTCTACATCTACATCATCAATATTAAAGCCTTTTAATAATAAATGGAGTTTATAAGCATATTCTAAAAATCTTTTGACAATTGTCTGAATGCTTGACAGTTGAGATATAAATGTATGAAGTGCGACAGTTGACCATGTTTCTGTGTATCCTGTAGAAAAACCAAGAAGTGATGGCTGTGCTTTTGCTCCTTCTATAGTCCAACGTTCTAACAGTTCTATTATCTCTTTTATTCCTGATGCGTTGCCTGAGATTTCTTCAAATTTTGCCTCTGTTCCTTCAAAATGTAAAAACACGCCTTTTGACATATTCTCAGCTACATCTTGTCCGAATTGCTGTAAAAATTGCCTGCTTCTGTCTTGATATTCTTTTTCAGTTTCATTTGGTGCTTTTGGCAATTGTGGAAATTTAACATCTAAAAATCCAACCAGTCCTAATTTAGTAGCAAGTCCTTGTAGCTCACTTAAAAGCTCTTCTACTGTTTCAATAGTAGATAATGACGCTAAAAATGGTGGTATTGCATAAGGTGAGCCGTCCAAAGTAAGTAATGGCATGTATTTATAAGTGTAAGGGTTTAACTTTATCGGGTCTTCTATGCCAACCCATTGATATGGTTCGTATTCGTCTGTTTCTGGATTGTAATCAAACCATATATATCTGGCTGGAACCAAAGCAATCTTTTTAATTCCTGTTAAGTTTTTATCTACTACTATCTCAGATGATAAAGCTCCAGAGATGTTTATCTGTGCTATTAATTGGTTTATTAAGTGGTCTGTATTTAAAACAAATGCCAACTCTTCTAATTCCTGCATTGCTTTTTCTTCATCTTGTCCCTGAACCTTAACAGTGTGTCCTGTGTTTGCAAGTGTGATTATTAGGTTATGAGTTTGAGATAATATCGGATTAGCTACAACTGCCTTCTCAATCACGTCTAACCATTCTCTTGGATATCTTGGGTTTAAAAATCTAAACTTAGCTTCTAAGGTTCTTGGTGTGAATACTTTAGCTGGCTCTATAGATACTCTTGTAGTTGGTATTTGATTTTTTGGCAGTTCTTCATTACCGAATAGCTTCCTAATCCATTGCTTTATATCCATATTTAAGCTCCTCTTTATGCTGATTTGCAAAATAGATAGGTGTAATCTCTTTTACATCTTCTTGACTTGCTGAATGTAAAGCCAAAGCCAAACTCCAAAAACGGTCAGCGTGTGAGTCTTCTGTTTCTCCTTCGTATCTGATATTGCCAGCTTTTGTTAATGTCTTTTTTACAGAGTGCAAATCTTCAATTAAATCTCTGTCTGGTGGAATGCTGATTATCTTGTCTTGAAATACTGCTTTAACTCTGCTTGCGAGTTCATCTTTTATTTTGTTAGTGAAATAGACAGGAATGACTTTTATATCTCCCCATTTCCCAGTAAGCTCTTCTGCTATCTGCATTCCAATGCCTGTTTCATCTATTGCAATTTTGCGTGAAAATGAAGTTAAGTGGTCTATAATCTTGAACTGCTCTGAGAATGGCAGTTTTCTTAATATCTCTTGCTTTCTTAAGTAATATCTTCCTGCTATTTTTTCAAGAATAGATATAACCGTTAAATCGTGCCTTCTTGCAATATCAACGCCAAGATAAATGTCCCCTGTTAATTCTTTTATATCTGCTTCTATGTTTTCAACAGTGCAAGAATGCAAAATTTCATAAGGTAGTAAA